TAAAAAGCCGTTATAAAAAGTGGCCTTCGGCTTATGCTTCTGGTGCTTTAGTTCAGTGTCGTAAAGTTGGCGCTGCTAATTGGGGCAATTCAGTTAAAAAGAATGATAATTTCGCAAGAGAAAAGAAAGAAGGATTACACGGCTGGTTTTCAAGAAGGGGCGGAGATGGCCAAAGTGGTTGGGTTTCCTGTCAATCATGTGAAGATGATAAAGAAGGAACAAAACCCTGTGGTAGAAAGGATGCTTCTAAGGGAACTAAGCAAAGATGTAGGCCTACTTGTTCTGCTTGTAAAACTTACAAAAGGAGGAAAGGGGCATGAGCGAATGGAAAGAAGTCTTAAAATTTAAAAGGCGCTTTAAGAAAGTAGTTACTAATAAAAAAACAGGAAGAAAAAAAACTGTCAAATATGGCCAAGCAGGTAAAGCCAAAGATGGTAAAGATAGAATCAGGCCGGGAACTTCTAAGGGAGATGCTTACTGTGCAAGGTCAAATAATATCAAAGGTGATTGGCGTAAAGACCCAAACAGCCCTAACAACTTAAGCCGTAAAAAGTGGAAGTGTCATGGCAATAAATCTAGAAGGTGAGATTATGAAATGGTTTGACATTATTAAAGTAGAAGACATTGACTTTGATAATGCTATTGAGGCATTTGGTATGTATATGGGAGAATCAAAAAAATTAGAACTGGATGAAGTATTTAATATATTATTTAGTGGTAAGAATTTGACATTTAAAGATGCTATGCATGAATCTATTAGAATCAATCCTGCCCTCTCTTATGATTATTTAAAAGATAAATTAGAAAGGGAACCTACAGATAAAGACATTTCTGATTTTATTATTAGGATTATTATGCATGAAGGGACTCATGCTGGTATGGCTGAAGAACAATTTTCTATGACTTCTGCCCAAGAAGAATATGGAGCATTTGTAGGGCAATTTCCAGAAAGCACATACTTAAGACTAAAAACTTTTTTAATGCACCCTCAAGCAAGAACTAGTTATTTTCCTCCTTCACTGACAAATATATTAGGGGTTAAGGGTATGCATACTCCTAGAACTACTGAGATGGTTGAAACTATTATTGCTTTTGTCGATGGTATTACTAGAGGACTTAGCGATGATAAACTAACAGGTGAAATTAAAGAGAAACTGGCTAGATTAGAAATTACTGCTAGACAAGCAGGAAAGCCTGAAATTTCAGAAATTAATTTTAATGATATAGAAGAAATGAAAAATAGATATGGTGCTAAAGAATTTGATGCTCTTTATGATATGATTCAAGAAGCACTCGAAAAGGTTAAAGGTAGTGACTTAGAAAAAATAACTGGGGCAGTAAGCACTTCTTCGGCCCCCGCCCTATTCAATGTAAAGTATTCAGGTAAAAAGGAGGATGAAGAAGATGCCAGATGAAAAGAAAAACTATGTTCCCTATAAAGGTAATAGAGTTAAACAAGAAGTAAAAAGTAATTTTATTGATGATTTTAATACTTGGAGAACTAACTGTGAAGGAGTTAGCGGTGGCGATTTAAAAGTAAAAAACATTCCTGATTTATACACTATGTTGAAAAACCATATGCAAGATAACATTAGAGAAAATAGTAGGAATCAGGGTTTAGATGGTCAAGGTGCAATTCAATTTTTAGAGGTTATTGAAGACATGGTAGATGGGCCTGAATTATTTACTAATGTTCAAGCAGAATTTATTGCTGAATACGCTAAAGCATTAAAGGCTATGGAAAAGACTGGTAAAGATGCTGGCGGAACAACCCCCGCTTTTGACCCTGCTTTTATTCTATTTACTGAACAAGACAAAACTCCAACGGGAGAAAAACTTGCACCTAGAACAGTTCAAGGGCATTACGCTACTGAATGGTATGCTAAAAGACATGAAGGAGTATCAAAGGTTCCTGATGAATGGATGACAGGCAACAATCCTCCTCATGAAGCATTATTTTCATACTCAAGTGGCCCGTATTCTAAACCTAAAGGCCTGTTATATATTATGCAAGAAGCAGCAGAAGACATAGATGATGCGGAAATAGAAGTTGAAATTGACACTTTACCTAGCGGAACAGATGCAGCAGATATTGATGAACTTAGTGCCATTGAAGACTTCTTTAACAAAGTAGTCAGAGAAGAAACTTATTGGAATTCTGGTGGAAAACTATTAGTGGATAAAGTTAGAAGAGAATTACAGTCTACTTCTTTTAACTTGAGCAATAAAGACCAAGCCATGATTAGAGAATTAGCCAACTTAGGTAGTATAAAAGAAAAGGAAGGGCTTGCTGGAAGAGTAACTACTTTTAAATTAATGACTACTGCTACTCCTATTATTACTTTAACTAATAGAGCATTAAAAAGAAAGAACACTATCAAAGCACCTAATCAGTATAGGGCTTGGCAAAATAAAACCAAGAGAGGATTTGATTACCGAAAGACTCGTAGAGAAAAATATGGAAAGGACGCCACTAGTCCCGACAATAAAGTGATTAGTAAAATGTGGCAACACCTACTATGGCGGAATTAACTATGACAGTTAATCGTAAGCGTTGTGGTTTGTGCCAATCCGAGAATAGAGAGGAATTAGAATCTTCTCTTGAAATGGGAACAGTGACTTGTGATGAATTAGATAAGGCTAATGATTGGAGAAGCGGGACATCTGCTCAACATCAAAGAAATCATATGGGTGAATATAAAATGTCATCCAATCCAAAATGTGTTTTATGCACAGACCCTATGAGGAAGCATTATGAACAGGCCATCAATGAAGGTAATATTACTAGTGAGGCGGTTTCTACTGCTCTTAACACTACAAAAAGTCAAGTCCAAAGACACATGAAGCACCACTTGATGCCAATCGTGCAGGAATCCGCAGCACTTATGATAGCGAAAAAGGAAGTAGATGAAGTTGATTTACTATCAAACAATGTTGCTAAGTTAGATGTGCGATTATCGCAGGTATTTGACGAATTAGGAAATGACCTTGACCCTAAGATGATTGATGCTCTTACTAAGTTAGCAAGGGAAATTAGAGAGTCGCTAAAATATCTTATGGAGTTTAAGGGTAAACTCATTCATAAGAGACAAGATACTATTATAGTCGCACAAATGCAAATTGTTCAAGAAGTGCTTGCACAGAACAATCCCGACATTTGGCTTGAGATTAAATCTAAAATGCAGGAGAAATTACAATGACTGATATTAACAAAAGATACCCTTCTAGGGAGGCTCGCAGGGCGAATAGAAATATGGGTAAACTGAATGAAAGGCGAAAACAAAAAAGGAAAGCAAAACACAATATTCCTGAGCGCATTAGAGATATGAAAGCAGGTATTGAGATGATTAAATTACTTCAACAAAAAGACCCTGCCTATCGCAACGAAAGAATAAAAAAATTCCTTGATGTTTTAGAAGAATCAATTAAAGAGATGCAGGAGGAATTACAATGAGTTGGAAAGATATAATTAAATATGATGCACCTTCTGAATATTATGCCGGTGATGGACACTATTTCCCTCAATACTTTGGAAATAGCGATGATGATGATGAAGAAGAAATAACAAGATATGTTGGGGTTTACGCAAACGGCCAAATGTTTGAGGTTATGGATGGGGCGGGAAGTAAAAATTGGAAAGGTAACTGGAATACTGGAAAACCTATTGAGTCAATTGAACAAGAAGTTAAAGATGAGATAGAATCTATGTGGGATAAATTTGACATTGTTACCGTAGTATTTCAACCATATCAAGATGGTGAAGATAGTCTTGGTTCAGGCCACCAAGAATATACATTACAACAAGCAATTTCAGCAGTAAAAGAATGGAAGTGATTACAATGAGTTGGCAAGATATATTGAAAGGATATTCCGAAAAGGTTAGACAGGATATTGACAAAAGAAAAGAAGAAATTAAAAATATGAGCAATAAAAGAGTGGGCCAAGAAAGTGGAAAGGCTATTATTTATGAACAGTCTCATGAATTAGCCGACCTTACAAACTTCGGGGAGATTAAACCCGAAGATTTAGATGAAAACAACTATGAGAGATTTTTAGATATTGTTGCTTTTGAAAAATTCTTTAATGAACAACCTTCTCTTAAAAGAAAAAGAAAAGAGCCATTGTCTCGTCTAAAGAAACCTAAACAAAGACCGAATATAGACCCTAACCAACCGAGTATATTTGATTTGTAAATGCAGGAGAAATTACAATGAGTTGGAAAGAAATATTAAAAAATTATAGGAGTGAAACCTATGGTAGCGATGGAGAGTATTTCCCTTATGGGTTTGGAGATAGAACAACAGATGACTCCATAAAAGTTGTTATTGATGTTGGTATTGTTAGTAACGGAGATGTTATTGTTCGAGATTTAGACGAATACCAAAATGATGATGAATATGTTGATTTTGACACAACTTGGAAAAATAAAAGCCCTGAGCAAGTGCAAGCAGAAATTGAAAGGCATGTCAATAATGAAACTAAAGTAAACAATATGGCCGACAAGATACTATATAGATATTATCCTCAAAACGAGGATAGTAATGAAATGGGCGACGAGGTTAATTCAATAGCAGAGGCTATTAAGGAAATAGAATCATGGGAACAGTATAGGTAAATGCAGGAGAGATTACAATGAGTTGGCAAAGTATTCTTAAAACAGAAAAGGAAGAGTGGAAAGCACTCAGCGAAGTCCTATTAGGAGAATTTGATTATGAAAGGTGGAAGGACACACCTATTCCTGATGGTCTTAAATCTTTAAAGAATAAATTTAATTCTTTATCTAATTCTGATGCTAAAGAAACGATTAAAACATTACTAGAGTCAGGCATGTCAGCCACAGAAAAGCAAAGAATAGGTATGTTCAAGATAATTTTAACTATTTTAAAGGTGGAATCTTAGTGCTTTGGCAAACTGTATTGAAGGCTATTCCTCAAGAGAAGAGTTTTTTTGCTATTACTATAGTCAATGCAGCAAGCACAGCGAGACTCATTAAAAGAATTGAAGAAGCAGACTTAACTGACGATAAAATTAAGAAAAAATTCAATTATTTAAAGGGTCTTTTAATAAGTATTGAAGGAGGCAATCCTCCATTAGAAGATATTATTGCTCCTTACTCAAATAGTCCTGTTGCTGATTTAGAATTAAGTCAAATTGAAGAAAATATTACTAAACTTAAAGACGCTTTAACTTTTATGACTACGGCTGATGTGAAAGCAAAAGTAGAAGAAGGGCTTGAAGCCAAAACTAAAGGAAATAATCAGTTAGTTGAGGAAATTTTACAAGAAATTGATGAAAAAGGTCATTTAAGTGAGAGAACACTTAGAACAAATAAAGATTTAAGAACTAAATTAGAGATTTTGCGGCTAAAAGCAGACAAACCTTACCTTTCCTTTGAAGGTCTACCTGAAAATTCCAAACTCATAGGGCAATTTGCCAAATTAATTGGCGGAGAGGCCAAAGGAGACATAATTTTAGTAGATTATACTTCCGAAAATGATTTTATTCAAGCATTAAACCCTAAAATAGATAAAAAAACTGGGGCAATTTTAGATACACCTGAAATAGTAGCAGAAAAGAAAGAAATTAAAGAATTTTACAATAAAAACCTAAAAAATTCTAAATGGAAGTTACATGCTGGAGGAAATGTTATTGATGCGGATGATTTAGTTGCTCAAGGAAAATTATTTATTGCTTCAAACATTAAATTATCAGTTGTTGAGCCTTTTGATGAGAGTTCTGTAATAAAATACATAAAAGCAGTTGATAATATTACAGGAAGTGTAAGAGCCTTTAGGCCAAAGAAATATCCTAATACTGCTGATACTGCTAAGGTTCTTTTCTTGGAAAAAAGTAGCCCTAATTCTATGAATTTGAATCCTTATAGTGAATTAATTCTACTAGGAGATTATGGCGGAGAAACTTGGTTCAAAACCTTCTTTGATACTCTAAGAAAGACCCAAATGCTAAGTAATAAAGACGCCCAAACAAAAATTATTAATGATATTTATGTTTCTATGAAAACCGGCGAGAAAAGTGACTATTTTAGAGAAGGTCAAATTGATTCTATGAAAAACATTATTAATAATATCATGGGTGATTTTAGAACTTCATCTGATAGTTCAGTTAAGTCTAAAATTATTGAAATTATTGATACTAATTATAATTTAGGAAACCAGTTGTCAAGGGCTAAAGATGAACTACAAGCCGGTCAATTGCAATATTTAAAAGGGAATTTCACTATTAAAGAAGCGGCAGACTTTGAAGAATTTTATTCTCAATTAGACAAAGAAGAATATCCTGAAGATGAACTAGAAATAGAATATTTTAGAGATGGTTTTCCAACTGGAGAAACTATAAATGACATAGATAGTGAAGGTAATGTAAAAAGAGATGAAAAAGGTTCAATTATTACTCGTTACGATAAAGGAAAAGAAAGGGCTAACTATGCTAAAGTAACTCTTGATGGTGATGGATTAACTCCTGAATCTGCTTATAAATGGCAAGACGAGAACACCGGACGAAAATTAAAAGTAACTACTCCTGAAGCATCGGGGCGTAAAGAAAGAGGACAGAAAGAACTTGAAACCAAAGAAAAAGAACTTATAGCAGCAAAAAAGAAACTTGCGACCTTGCCCAAAGAAGGAAAAGAAATAGGCACTAAAAGAGTTGAGAAACTTGAAAGATTAATTAATGAAATAAAAGAAAGAATGGAGTCAGGAATAAGTCCTAAAGACATTGGAGAGAAGACTCAATCTTTAAGGCAGGGGCTTCTTGATAGCAGCACCTTTGCTAAGTATGTTCTAAGTATGGCTAAAAAATTAAAAGATGAAGGTGGCCTTACTAAATTAGTTGAAAAGATAGAGAATTCAGCAGCAGCATTAGACCAAATTACTCCTGAAAGAAGTTTAAGTTTCTTTTCTCAGATGGCTGATTTGACTTCTAATGGCGAAGTAAGGGAAGCATTTAAGACAATAGACAAAGACCCCGATTCAGACAATGCAATTAAAGTAGCGGGGCAATTAGACGATAATATGCCTTCATTGATAGATAAAATGAAAAAAGAAACTGTTGGTGCATTTAGAATAAAACTAGAAGAGTTCGCAACTAAACCCTATAATTTCCCTCCCAATCAAATAATAAATGCTAAAAAGCAATTTGTAGAAAAATATGGACTTCTAAGAGTAGGTGAATAATATGGCATTTAAATTAAGTAAAGACGCAATAGATGAAATCGCTAGCCTTAGAGGACTTCAAAAGAAAGCCAAAATAAATAGAGAAATTTCAAGGTATAGAGATGAACTAGAGTCTGCTGCTAGAAAATTAGTTGTTTCAGATAAAGAAGTAGATAGGTTAGTTGAAGAAGAAGTTATTTCTTTTGATAAAGAAAAAAATAAAGAAATAAAAAGGACTAAAGACTCAAAAAATTTATCTGAAAAACAAATTGAAGATAAAGTTAAAGAAATAGAAGCCTCCAAAGTAAAAGAAAGAGAAAGACTTAGATTAGAAATTCTCCCAGTAGAAACTCTTAGAATGAAAAAACTTCAACAAGAAGCCTATGATGATATAGCAGCAGAAATAATTGCAGCAAGAGCATACATCAAAGCAAGTGTAAAAATAGCAGGAAAGGATACATCAGATTTAGCAAATTACAAAAGAAGGGTAACTGAGCCTTTATTAGATATGAATATTTATGTAGATGGAAATCTTATGGACGGTGATGATTTATATTCGACTAAGATTAAAGGTAAATTAGATATACGAAACCCGCTTCCTGAAAACTTAAAAAACGAACAGTTACAGGAGGATTTGAAATCTACTGCAAGTCCTGAAGCATTTAAATTCAACTATGATAAAATTAAACAAACTCTTGAAAATAAGTTGAGGGTATCTGAAGAAGTTGAATTAAAAAATAAATTTCCAGTCAATAAATATTTAGGGGCAATTGATGTTTCTAAGAAGAAAAATAGAATTGAAATATATAATTATTGGGCAGAAGTAGGAGACTTATATGATATCTTTGAAGATAATCTTGCTGAGTTTTTCTTAAGTATTAAAAGAAGTAAACTACCTGAAAACATATTAGATACTTTTGATAAACTTTATTCTAAGGTAGCCCAAGAAAACTTAGAATACATTGCCTTATTTGAAAATGTTGAAGGTAGGTTCTTAGATGCTCATCATAGATTTTTCAATATAATTGCTGCTAAGATAGCAGCAGAGAGGCTATTTGATAAGGATAATTATAATTTTATGGAAGAAGAAGAGCATTCTGAAAGTGACTATGGAGATGTTAATTCTCGATTAGCCGCTGAAATGATGTCTAATTTAGGAAACAGTTCTACTGAGGGAGCAAGTATCTTAGAAGGAATAGAAACAGAAGAGTTTGTTTGGGAACAGAATTATGAAGCAATACTAAGTGCGGCTGACCCACTATTAATGTATGAAATTAATAAGGGGGATAAATTGGTTTCTATATCAAAGGAAATGGAATTGCAACTATTAAAGGTTTTAGAGGAATTAGAAGATGTTTTAGATGAAGGTCAAGGCGTTTCATTAGATACCACCACTGATATTGATAGGTGGTTTGATGAAATGGAAGATACTCTTGTATTAGATGAAGGCGACGTAGGTGTGGACGAGTCCTTTAGTGCGAAAATGCCCTTACCTATTTCAGTAATGACAAATTCAGAATTTAGTAAGATGTATTCTACTGATAAATTTAAATCTATGAGCAGAAATAAAGACATTGATGTAGGTGTTATGAGCACTATTAAAGATTTCTTTAGTGACTTACATATTCTATTAAGTGATGAAGAGTTTCAGTTTGAAGTTAAAGCCCGCTCTTCTAAAGGAAGTAGCAGGGGTAGCGAGATGGATTGGAGAGAGAAAAGAGGGACTAGTATGGAAGGAGTAAGTGCTAATCCTTTGTCCATGAATCAAAAAGGAAAACTTCGACCAGAACTTGAATCAGTTAAAGAGTCTTTACAGAAGTTATTAGATTCCGCTAATGACTATTATTTTGACCCTCTATATAGTGGGTTGTTACCTATTCAAATGCCTACGTTTGGTTCAAGTATAGGGTCTAAAATAATGCAAAGTATGTCCCTTGACTTAGGTTTAGAAACAGTTATGTCAGCAACGTATGATACTTTATCGGCAGGTTCATCTAAAGAAATAAATATAGGAGACCTAGACACTATTGCTGACTTTTTAGATAATATTTTTATGCCTTCTGTTGAAATTGATGACGGGCTCATTCTTGATGGGGAAGAAGCAGCGCAGTCACTAACTAGGATTTTTGGTAAAGAAGAAAGAAACAATAATTATTGTGCTGCATTAATTCATCATTATATGGAAGATATAGGAGATTTAAGTAGAGAAAAAGATGATTTTGATGGGAAGAGTATTTTGCAAAGGTCTGTGGATTTTCACGAAGATTATACTTCTAGAAAGGCCATTCCTATGTTTGCTATGCCCCATTGGTTAGATATGAATCAAGGAATACTAACTGAAACTCCTGCATTAAAAAGAGCCTACACTAGACTAAAAGATATTTTTGAACATGTTCAAACGGATTTACCTGTGTTGCTTCATAAGTTATTAAAAGCACATGATGTAATTAGAAGCGAATTAGGTATGGACTTAACTTATGGGTATAATCCTTTGAATGAGTATGGGATTACTAAAGTAATTAATAAAATGCAAACCGATGAAAATATTGATTTAAGTTATCTAGAAATAGAACAAATTGTTAAAGGAGTTGATTCTCATAAAAATATTTCTAGAGAACATGGCATTAGTGCAGAGCATGTTTATAAAATTAAAGCATTATTTAGGTGAATATATGTCTAAAGTATTACCTTCTATTTTTTCATATCAAGGCATGAAAGAAAAATGGGATGCTGATAATCCTGATGAGCCTTATAATAGACAAAGTGATTTGATTGAGGGTCGCTATGCTTTAGATAAATGGATAGTTCGTGTAAATGATGAAGGTAAAGTAATAGCCGCTAGCGGTTGGAAGGAACACCCTACTCATACAGCAGTTGGTGGAGTTAAGGCATTAGAAAATGCACCAGCGGGCCAATACAAAGCAATAGTATCAGCAAGAGAACGGCAGATAAATCAATCTAAACCTTTAGTTGCTGCTTTTGGTAGGGCTGATAAAAAGGGCGATACTGCTAGATGGATTCAACATGCGAAAGATAATGGTTGGGCTTTTGTGGGCGACCCTAATTGGGAAAAATATAAAACTTTAATTCCTGAAGAAGTATTAACTGATTGGCTTTCTCGCTTTCGTTCTAATATGGCTATTCGTCCAGTTAAAGGAGCAGAGGATATGGCTAAATGTTCTTATCCTGATGATATTATGGGTGACTGGTTTAACTTAATTAAAATTAGGTGAGTAGCATGGAATTAGAAGCCTATAATTTTGAGCATGAAATGGATATGAGGTTATCCAAAAACTCATTTCCATATTTTTTTCAAAATGTATTGGGCTTTGACTTTCCTTCTTACATAAAAGAATGGCATGATTTGATGAACAATACTCAGAGAACTGTTATCATTTGTGCTAGAGACCACGGAAAATCTGTATTTATGCACTCATGGGTAGTTTGGAAATTAATTTTTGAGGAGCCTCCATACCAAATGCTGTATATTTCTTCTAACCAAAAGCAGACTTTAGTTCACATGAGAGACATTGATAAGATGTTTGCTCACCCCTTACTTAAGAAGTTCAAGCCGCTTAGGGGTTGGGCTATTGGAAATATTACATTGACTAATGGAAATCAAATCTTAGAGCGTTCCGTAGGTTCACAGATTCGTGGACTTCACCCTCAAGAAATTATTATTGATGACCCTTTGAAAGAGTTTAGTATGACTGGTATTCAAAAGGTTACTGATTGGTTTTATGGTGACATGATTCCTACTCTTCACCATACTGCTTCTCTTAGAGTCATTGGGACTCCTTTTAGTTATACAGATATATATGCTCAACTAGAAGAAAATCCTGCTTATACGGTTAATACTTATCCCTGCCTCAATGCTCTTAATGAACCACTTTGGCCAAGTCGTTGGAATTATGAAGCACTAATTGCTAGAAAGGCAGAAGTAGGTTCTTTGATGTTTACAAGAGAATATATGTGTGTGCCTATTTCAACGGGAACTTCTTTGTTTAATCCTGAATACTTAGATGCGGCTAAAAATAAAGACTTAGTATTGAAGCCTTTAAGAAGAGAAGGCTACAAATATTTTGTTGGTGTAGACCCTGCTATATCTACTGATGGGGACTACAATGTTATTACAGTTATAGAAATGGATGCCGATGAAAATAAGTCTGTGATTTATGTTGATAGAGCAAAAAATGTTCAGTTCAGAGAGAATATACAAAAGGTAAAAATGATAGGTCAAGTATTCAGACCAGAAGCAATTCTTTTTGAAACCAATACCTTTGCTAAATCTTTTACACAGGAACTTAGACAAGTTGCAGATTTAAACATACATGACTTTAATACCACTAGAAGAAAGAAGCAAGAGATTATACTTAATTTACAAATGACTCTTGAAAATAACAAATTAAATTTTCCTTACGGTAATGAAGAGAGCAGAAGAGTAACTGCTATTTTAGTTGAAGAACTATCTATGTTTGCTATTACTGAACGGGGTAAGTTTGAAGGAATCGGGGCGCATGACGACATGGTTATGAGTTTAGCATTAGCAAATGCAGCCACATATACAGCCAACGAAAACTTCATACTACTAGATGATTTAGGTTTATTTGGCGATGTCCCTGATAATAAGGCAATGCCTAAAAGAACGGCTATAGGGTTGAATTTTTGAGGTGGTTATGTGACAGAGCAAGCAGATAAATATCGAGAGGCGGCTCAACAAATGAATCGTTTGGCTGAATTAGATGAAGAAGAGGAAGAAACTAAAGATAGTATAGAAACTCAATTAGATACGGAGTTAAAAAGTGTCTCTCATGTAATGTCAGAGCATGAAGAAATAACTAAATTAGCATCTACATTAAATATAAATTCTACTGAGGCTAGAAAACAGTTAAGTGTTTTTCCTGACCAATATCTTGTTGAAGAACATTCTATTCCTGATTTGATTAGAAAGATGAGAAAATCCCGCAGAGCATTAAAAGGGGAACAAAGAATTAAAATGGCAAAGGCTATTGATACAATGATTGATGCCTATGCAGACCATTTACAAAAGTGCATTGGTTCTATTACTTGGCTAAGTGATTATACTGTTCCTCTATCTAAAATGAGATATAATGAAAAAGACTTATCTAAACTTAATAAAATGAAAAGCCTTGAGTTAAGAAGAGAGACTGTCGATTCTCTATGTAAGTATTGGGAAGCCGAACAAAAACAAGAAGGCATGGCTTATAGTAAAGAGTATAGTGAACTTGCTAAAGAAATGAGATTGGCTAAAAAAGATTTTAGAAATGCTATTTCTAAAATTACTAACCAGTCTATTACTAAAACTAAAAAGCAAAGACAAGAAGATTTTATTCTTAAATCTGTTTGTGAACAACCCGGAATTACTGCACAGAACATTCACGAAATAATGCCTACTCCTTTATTTAAAATAAGTAGCCCAAATACAATTGCTAAAGCAATTAAAAAATTAGATATTGTTTCATCTAATGGTTCTTATTATAAGATGCCGTCTATGATTAAGAAAAATATTTGGGCTTATACTGCTGCTTTTATTGACTCTGATGGTTATATTACTTTAGACCGTAATATGAATCCAAGAGTAGGTTTAATTGCAACAGGTTCGAGAGGTAAGGCTTTCATGGAAGAAATGCATAAGTCAATAGGGTATGGGCGAATGCATCTAGACCAAAAATCTCCTCAACAGACAAGGCTTATTCAAAGATTAAACTTTTATTCACAAGATGATGTCACCGACTTGTTGACTAAGTGCTTGCCTCATTTTAGATTAAAGAAAGGCAATGCTAAACTACTTCTAGAACTTATCCGAATGAAAAAAGGATATAAGAAAACAGATTGGTATAAGTCTAGATGCGATGAAATTTTTAAGTTAATGAAATGGGAAAATCACAAAGACCACGTAGGTTACGATTGGCTCAAAGAAGATATTTATTTAACTGATATTGCTAAGTTACAAGCCAATTGTAAAATGTCTACTATGGATAGTTTAGAAAGCCATGAAAGTATTCTTAAACAACAAGAAAGGACTTTTGTAATTGAGTCTTATTCAACAGAAGATGAACCGATGGAAGATATTGAACTTAATATGATGGAAACGGCTAAGGAGTTAGGACTAGAAATAGATGCCTCTTATGAAGACATTGAGGATAACTTGCGAGATTGGTTAGGAGATAAACTTGGAGAGTTTAGCGGTTTTATTTGGTATGAGATTACTGCTGATGGGAAAAAAAGAGATTGGTTAAATCCTAAAAGTGATTATGATATGGTGTGATTTAGAATGGGTTGGTTTGAGATATTAAAATTGGAAAGTTTGGAAATATTAAAAGGGGATTCAGGGGGTCAACCTTGGTTATATGTAAATGTGAAAAGCGAACAAGCGGCAGTAGATTTATTTGCTTTAATTGTTAAAAATAGATTAGAGGGAAAAGATTGGGATGCTTCGCCTCCGGTCTCCGCCTTGGGTTTATTGGTGTCAAAATATAAATTTGATGAAATCGCTGCCAGCGGAAGCATGATTACTAATTTTGACCCACATAATCCACAAGAAATTATTAATGAGGCGAAAAAACTAAAATATGTGATTGATTTTGACGGTTATGAAAGGGATAAAAAATATATTAATGGGCTAGATTTAAATAAACATTTACAGTATTTCATTACAGTGATGAAAACACATGGGTATAATATGGAAGAATTTAAGAAAGTTAAAGGATTATTATCACAAGAAGCAAATAGTGGTGGGGGAGATGTTGATTTAACCCCTAAGATAAAACAAGTGATTCAAATGTTCAAACATATGAATAAGCCAATTACTCAAGAGAGTGTAATGGAAGAGTTAGACCTTGATGAGAAAAGTTGGAAAGACGAATATGATAAGTTGTTGCTCAATTAAAGTGAAGTGGTGAGGATGGATTTAAACATATATGAAGTTGGGCCTAGAGATGGCTTACAAAATAGTAAATTTAAAGTATCTACTTCTGATAAAATAACTATGATTGAAGAACTTTATTATGCGGGTTTTAAGAACATAGAGGCGACTTCATTTGTTCATCCTAAAAGGGTTCCCAATCTAGCAGACGCAGAAGAAGTTTTTTCTCAGACTAAAGAACTAGGAAACTTAGGAGTCCTTATTCCTAACCAAAAAGGATTTGATAGGGCTAAAAAGGTGGGTGCTAAAAAACTAAATGTATTTTTTTCTCCTTCTAATGAATTTAATATTAGAAACTTAGGAAAAAAATTAGATGAAGTATATGATAATATAAAGACAATGTTAAGTGATACTAATAGAGAAGATGTTAGAGCCTATGTTTCTTGTGCATTTGGTTGTCCCTTTGAAGGGCTACCTGCTGAACATGAATTGAAAGATGCCATCACTAAGGCCAGTGATATTGCTGAAACGGTTGTTCTCTGCGATACTATAGGTAGTGCTTACCCTACAAAAATAGCCAAAGCCTTAGAATTAACTCGGAATATTGATTCTAAAATAGCGATGCACTTTCATGAGAAGAAAATAGGAGGTAACAATATACTAAATAATGTTAAGTCTTCTTTAGACTTAGGAGTTACTTCTTTTGATTCTAGTATCAATGGGCTTGGGGGCTGCCCTTTTATTCCTACTAGTGGCAGCAACCTTTCTACTAACCAACTTGTTAGTTGGGCGCATGATAATGACTACGAAACAGGAATTAATCTCAAGAAAATGACTCATGTAAGTCGCTTTGTTAGAAGTTTAGAAAGGGTAAATGCATCATTTCCCGAAGGTTCTATAACTGAAGCATAGGCTGCAAAGTTTGAGGGGTGTAACATATGTCTGAAGGCAAAAAAAGATTTAGTTTAACTAATTTGTTTAGGCGTTCAACTCCTAAACCTATGGATAGAACTGTATTTAACATGGGTATTCAAGAAAGGCAGAATAGTCATATGATGACTGGGCCACTGATTTATAATGTTGTTAATCAATCAGTTATCACTAGAACTTGCATTACTCAATTAAAACAAGAAGTGTTTAGGCGAGGATATATTTGGGAAAAGGCTTACGAAGCAAAATGTAAAACCTGTAGTAAAACACACACAAGACCTGTTCAAGAGTGTTCTCGTTGTGGAAGCACTGACTTGCAATTACCGGACGTTAAGCAGTTAGAATATGCTGAAAAATTCATTGAGGGTTATGTTAATAAATCGGAGCAATTATTTATTGATGTATTACAAGAATTAGAAGATGATTTAAACATTATGGATGATGCTTACATTGTATTAGTCAAAGAATATTTTATTGACGGTAATGGTAAAATTAAAATGCACCGAGTTAAGGAACTTTACAGAGGCGACCCAATAACTATGTTCATTTATAGTGATGAATTAGGTCAAAGGGGAACTAAGGGATTTACTTGTATAAATCATCGGACTCTTATTTCTAACGAGCCTCATGAATTATGTGAAACTTGTGGCTCTAATCTATTCCCAGTTCATTATGTTAATAGAGTGAATGGTGAAGACCAGCACTTTTTGAAGGGTGAAGTCCTTCACTTTAGCAAATATAGTCCGACTCGATTATATGGTATGTCTCCTATTATTACTTTGTTTAATAATATAATGACTCTTATTGCTATGGAGAACTATGTTAATTCAGCATACACTAAGAGCCGAATGCCTAGAGGTCTATTGGCAGTCCAAACTAGAAATATGGAATCTATGAAATCTTTTTGGCGAGCAGTCAAAGAGAAGATGGAGGCCGACCCTCACTTTATTCCTGTTATGGGAATCGAAGCCGAGAATGGTAAAGGTGCAGTAGAGTGGATTAAATTTATGGATAGTCTAAAAGAGATGGATTATATTCAGGTTAAAGATGATTTAAGAGATAGAATCTCCGCATTCTATGGTGTAAGTAAAGTATTCATGGCTGATAACACCACTAGTGGTGGATTAAATAATGAAGGTATGCAAATATTAGTTACTAACCGAGCAGTTCAGAAAGCACAGACTGTGTATAATAATTATGTATTCCCTTTCCTAATTAAGCAATTTGGGATTACTGATTGGAATTTAAAACTACCTCCATCTGAAGAGGAAGATGAAATAGCAGTATTAAGAAAGAGAGAAATTGAAGTTAATATTGCTGCTTCAACAAAAAATTTAGGATTTGAAGTTGAAATGGATGAAGATGGAAACTTTACTTTTACTAAACCTGAGCCTAAAGAAGAAGAAGCCCCAAAGAAAGGAGAATCGGCTGAATTAGACCCTTATGCGGGAACTAATATTGATGCTTCACAAATGGGTCAAATGCAAGAACAAATGATGCAAGGTGAAGGAAAACCTCAAGAAAATCCAGCGACAACTAGAAATAAGCCTTCAATGAATCAAGGGCCAGATAAAAGGCTAAGTGGCCTACCATTAGCAGCGGGAAACCAAAATAATGATAAGCGAACTGAAAGGAGAATAGGTTAAAGGCAGAAAAAAAATCCCGCCAATTTTTTGAGAAATTAAGGTGACTAAAATGAACTGGGAAAATATAATTAAAGGACAGCCTATGAGAAGAAAGGTTCCTACTAAGGTAGTAGGGTTTGATAGGTCTGATGATAAAAAACAAAATAAAAGAACTTCTTTAAGAGAACCTAAAGATATTGAAGAAGACAGCCTTGATGATGTTGAGACAAATAAAGAATATGAAGATATGCTGGCTGCTTCAACTCACAATCAATTGATGGATGCTTTTGAAGAAAAATTAAATGAATTAACTCATAAAGAATTAATAGAAATATTAGTTAAGACACAAGGGATAATTAAATTGAAAAAACCAAAATTTTAAGGTGATTAAATTGACAGAAGATATGAGACAAAAACAAATTAGATTGACAAAAGAACTAGCACAGGTTAAGGCCATGAATGCCAGTTCTAATAATGATAAAGTTAGAAAAACTAAGGATATGACTATGGGTTTCCCTGCGGATAATAGCCCTAAGCCTTCTCCTTCATCAGCAGATATTCCTGATGTAATTACTCTTCCTCCTAAGAGACATGGAAAAACTGAAAACATTCCATTTTGAGGTGATTAAATGATTTTTGAATTGTCTAAGAATAAATCTTTGCTTTATGTTTTAAGTAAAGTGGAACTAGACGAAGAGACTACTGAGTTAGTTAAAGTAAAGGCTCCTATTTCTGATATTAAAAAATCTTTAGAAAATAACATTACTTCTTCTAATTTAATTCAATATAGAAAATATATTCTTAAAGCAACCAAAGAAGAGAAAGAAGCAGAAAAGGACAGACTGCTAAGTGAAGAAGAAGACTACAAAATAACTGATGATAGTAGTAGAAGAGAAGCAAGAGTAGTCTCTGGTGAAATAGAAAGTAAAGCAAGTGAAGAAAAACGTCGAGAAGATGTTTATAAAGATTTATCTGTTCTTCAAAATCAAGTGAGTGATTTAGAAAAAATAAGTAAAACTGCTAGAGTTACGCCAGATAAAACTGTTATTGGTGCTGGAAAAACATATCGAAGGTTTGGTAATAAAAAGGGAACATCTAATAAGTTATTAGGAACACTAAATTCGCTTAAGGACAATAACAATATTTTAATTAAATTATACTCTGATGTATTAAGTGATGGGGTGTTCTTTAGCACATCTAAAAAAGATGATATTGATGTTAAGAAGTTACAAGATAGAATAAACAAATTGCTAAACTCTTCTTTTCCCATCGCAGATAGTAATGAGACTATGCCATTCTATGAAGTAATTTTAAAACTGCATTCACAGAAGCATGGATATGAACCTAAGGCTACTAGAGATGACTCAAAAAGAGGGCGTGAATTAAGAAACGTAATGGCAAGGCTTCAGGGAAAAAACCCTAAAATCGACAATGAGTATGATAGAGCAAATAAAACTTATAAAACAATGATTGCTGAAATTCAAAGTATTAAAAACGAAAAAGATAGAATAGTTGATAGAATACAAGAATTAGAAGAAGTAGAAAAAAATACTGACAAAATAATTGAAAATAAATTAAGAAAATTAGTAATTGGTCTTAAGGCTGTTATTAGTCACAGTAAACCTGAAACTGCCCCTCCAGAAAAAAAGCCAGACCCTAAAGATTATCAAGATACTGAGTCTGGTAGAGCAGAATATGAAAGAAAATATTTGCGATGGAGAGATAGTAGGAGGCTTAACCCCATTGCCAGCAAACCAATCCAAGCAGTTGGCCCTAGTGCGTTATCTCCTGAATTTATTAAAGAAAAAACACAAGCAATTAAAGACATACAAGATAATCCTGAAAAGTATTTAGAGGAAGGTCGTCAGGAACTTGGCGAGGATATAGAGGTAGAAAAGGTTAAGTTAGAAAAACTTGTTAAGGACTTAGAGGTTTTTGATAGATTAAAAGAACCACTATCAGAATATAATAAAATACTTCGTAGGTATCTTTCAAATAAAAAAGATTTATTAGCGAGAGAAAGCCGAAAGCCTATCTATGTCATTAAAGAAAAACTTACGGAAAGCATTGGGTTAATTATTAAAATGCGACGAAAAGTCAAAAAAATAATTAGACTCTCTTCTGGTGCTTCTGATAGTATTGAGCAAGGGTTAGCCGATACTTTATTAGGTTCTGAGGGTGCTAAACTAACTATAGAAGCAGATGGTTTGAATTTTTTTGGGCTACCTACGATTGATACTGATAAAATGACTCGTATTGATAATTTAACTGATGAATATGAACAATTGGTTGAAGAACTACAAGAAATAGTAAATGAAATAAATCATATGATTGATGGAAGTGGAAAACAATGACTTGGGATTATTACGGAGAAGGTGAGGATTTTATCCTTAAAGAAAAGAAACAAGTGCCTAAAGAACTATTAGATAGTTTAGATGCTAAAGGCAGAAAGAAACTCAAAAAGGTTCTTCAATCAGCAGAACCTACTGAATTCTTCGGACAAGACTTTACTAAATTAGGAGAACTGATTGAGGTTCTTAGTGAGTTAGATTTAACTAAATCTGATAAGAAACTAAATAAAAAAATGAAATCAATGGATGAGCGAAACCTTGACATAGTTGCTACTGCCACCAAACTTCGTAAGGAGTATGAGTTGCTCTACCGTCAATTAAGGGATTTGATTTATCCTGCTGGAAAAGGGAAGTGAAAGAATGACAGAAGAAGAAACAAATATTAACGACGAAATGCTTCAAATAGTGAAAGCATTAGCAGATAAAGTAGAAGCATTAGAAAAGACTATTTATGCTAAAGATAGTCTTTTAATGAAAGCAGGACTAGTAGTGACTAATAGTCCTACTCCCGCTATGGATAATTCTATTGGTGGAACAGGAAGTGTCCCTACTGATGTATCTAATATGGATTGGTCAGATATCCATAAGATGGTTGGACAAATGGAGTGATTAAAATGCCGGAAAGAGTAACAAAGGAAGAAAGACAAATAAGCCTATTAATTGAAAAGGCCAGAAATGCAAAAGAGATATTAATTATGTCTTTAGAAAATAATCGTAATCCTGCTGAAGATGAATCAGAACATGTTAAACTAAAGCGACCCAAAGCAGAAAATTATGAACCTAAGTTTGTGTCAAATGATGGCCCTGCTAGTAATAGTTCTTATGCTGGTGAAACATTTAAAAAAGCATTTAGTATTCTTAAAGCAATAAGCGAAAGTGATTGGGAAGATAATCCTATGTTAAATGATGAAGCAAGAGAGTCGCTTAAACAAGATTTGCAACAAGCCCATGACCAAATGTCTAAACTTTTATCAGATGTTAAATCAGGTAAAACTGATATTAGTGGACAAATGGGAGCATTAATGTCTATGTTAGACACTATGAAAGATAGTATTAGTAGTAAGATTCCTGAAAGTTCTCAGCAAGATATTAACCCCCCTAAGAAAATAATTCCGACAATGGATTGATTGAGGAATCCATATGAAACTCGGCTCTATTGAGAAGGATAAGCAACCTTCTCAAGAAATACTTAGACTATTTGAAAAAACTAGGGTTGCCTATCTTTCTGCTAAAACAGACCCTAAAGAATACGGGGGCCGTTGGCGTAAAACAGTTGATTTAATAATTGACTCCTATAACAAATTAGATTCAGCAGGTAAAGAACTGAATAATTACATTGATGAAGATGACTTAATGGAAAAGGAAACCAAAGACCCTACTAGCCCTAGTGCTACTAATTTATTTGAAAAAATTAAACTAATTAGATATTCTTCAAAATTGGTAGAAGACCCTTTTTCTAAAATGTTTAAGGGAAATGTCTTAGAAGAATTGCTATCTAATCCTGAAAGCATGGTTAAATTCGTGCATTATGCGCTAAGAGAAGACAATAAAGTTCTTTCACCTGAAGTTCTAAGCATTAAGGGCATGGAACCTGACACAATAACAGAGGGTCTTGAAGGTCTTGACCTAGAGTCAGAGGATATTGCTCTCTATATTATTGAGCATTATGGGGATGGAAAAGACTCAAAGAAGGTTGAATCCAAAGTAACTGCTGCTATGGATGTATTAGAGTTAATTTTCTTTTCTAAACATGAAGAAGAAGAATGGGTCGAATTAACAGAGATTGAAAAGTCTGATGAAAAGAAATCTGTTTCTCATTTTATTATTCCTAATAAACCAATGTATAGAATATTTGATATTGAAGACATTAAAGAGTTAAAAGGATTTAGTGGTAATTGGTATGTTCAAGAAAAGTATGATGGTATGAGAATTCAATTACATAAATTAGATGATAAAGTTACTATTTATTCTTATAATGAAAAAGACATTACTGATAAATGTCCAGAACAAGTTAAAGAACTTAAAAAGAAAGAATACGGTGATTGTATTTTTGATGGTGAATTGATTCTATTCAAAGGAGAAGAAGCATTACATAGAGCAGATACTGTGGCTCATGTTTTTAAGAATAAATACCAAGACGCTAATTTAAGATGTCATGTTTTCGATATTATACGACACGAAGCACAGACTATGGCTGATGAAGAATTAAGTGCAAGAATGATTACTTTATTTAATAATTATTCTTCTAAATCTAATGATGCAATTGCCTTCCCTTCTAAAAAAGATACTAGAGAAGCAGATAATTTAAAAGATATTGAGAAATATGCTAAGGAAATGATGGAAATTCCTACTGCTGAAGGTGTAGTAATAAAAGATGCTACTTCTACTTATTATGTAGGCACTAAAAAGAACCCTAAGTGGATTAAGTGGAAAAAGTTCGTCGATTTAGATGTTATGGTTTTAACTAAAAGGAAAACCAAAAGCGGATTATATTCCTATGGTTTAGGTGTAGGGCCAATCACTGAAGACTTAAATAACTTAGTTGAGATTAAAGGAGATAATTATATGAATGTGGGTAAAGCCCTCAATACTAAAGTGTCTGTTGATATAGGGGATATTATTAGAGTCAAAGTAGATGAGGTCAAAAAGCAAGGAGATTCCTATAGTTTATATTCTGCTAAAGTAATAGAAGTGCCTGAAGTAAATTACCCTGATAAATTAGTTACTCTAGAATTACTTTCTAAAGATACTAAAAAATCTTTAAATTATGATGTTGAGGCCTTAACTAAAGGTATTAAAATTACTGATTATATTCACGGTGAAACTAATTTAATTATTAAGTCTGATATGAATGGATTTACTATTTATGGCTTCGAGCAAAATAATTTAATGTCTAAAAACGCTTTAATGGATTTAGATATGTGGAAGCAACAGGCTATTGATATTATGAAATCCAAACAAAGCGAATTAACTGTGGCTATTTTTCAATTCTTAAAATTAAAAGGGCCATCAATTATTAAAGAAGTGCATCTTCATTTAGTAAAAAATCACCCATCATTATATGAAGACATTTTAGAATCTAAAGAAACTGATTTAAAACAATGGGCTGGATTAAGAGATGGTATTTCTATACGAGAAAATAAATTGGTTGCAGATGAAGATAAAATTATGCAAGAAGAAGAAATTTTAAAGGAATATAAGACTCCTGAAAAATTACAAGAAGGACAATTTAAATTGTATTCTAGAGAAGATGATAATGTTACTTTAGCAATTAAATTAGAAAAAGAAACTATGTTTTGGACAATTGAATTAGATGATGAAAAGGAACTATTTGATTTATTTGGTGCGGCTGGTAAATATCCAGCAGAAGTAGCAAAGAATATTGAAAGAGGTAAGGTTATTGATTCCGGCAAAATTAAATTAGGAGTCCAAAAAGATGGCTACCATGAATATTTTTTAGAAGGTAATAAATTTGAAACTAAAATGCACTTTAGAGTAATTGAAGTTAAAGGAACAGAAATGTGGTTAGCATGGACTGGCTATAAACAAGAACCTGCTGATACCGAAACAGATGAAGGGAAATGGAACATTTATGCTGATAAATATAATAAATTACCCTTTCCTAATTAAAAGATAGTGTGTTCTTTATATAGTAGATTGAGCAACAAAGAGTTGAGGAAGAATGAGTTCGGCGGTAATGTCAAACAGAGCCAACGAGTTCAGGATTCTAAAAAGCGATGAATTAATGATAGGTGGTTATGCTTCTATTGAAATCGTTGATAAACAGAATGACTTAATTACACTCAAAGCACTTAAAGAAGCAACTAACAAATATATGGAGAACCCTAAGTTTAGAAATGTAATGACTAATCATTCTAATGTTCAAGTAGGGGAAGTTGTAAAATCATACAGAGACAAAACAGGAAAACTTTGGAAAACAGAAGTAGATGATGTGGGATTTTTTGTAGTTATTAAATTAAGAGATGATATAGAAAAAGCCAAGGAAATAAACAGAGGCATCAGAAAAGGTTCGTTAAGGTCATTTAGTATAGGTGGGCAAGCATTAGAGAAAGTTAAGAAAAACCACCAAGAATTAGGAGACTACAACGAAATTAGCAAATTAGAATTACATGAAGTAACAATCTGTGAAAAAGGAATAAACCCAGAAGCAAGATTTGATATTCTAAAACAAGATAAAAAAGAAAAAGAAGTGAGCAAAATGACTAAAATTGAAAAAGCATTAGCAGAATTAGACGCACTTATGGTTGAAGTTAATACTCTCCGTAAGGAAGAAGACGAAAGCATGGACATGCCTGAAGAAGAAAAGGGAATGGACATGACAGAAGAGGAAGATGAGACTGAAAGCATGGAATACATGGACAGTGAAGAGAAAGCCTATGTTCCAACAGTAGATGGCGCAGGAGTTCAAATCGGTGATAATGCTGATAGAGTCGTTATTGACAATGGTAAGCCAAAGTCACACGATATGCCAGTAGTAAAGGCTTTTGACAATGGAGAACTAAGCACTCTTGATTTGTCTAATGCTAACATCGAGAAGGCTTACGAGGCTTACCGTCAAGAGCAACTTGAAAAGTTGGCTTATGACAATCTACAAAAAACATTTGATGCTCGCTTTAACGCAGAAGTTTCTGATAAAGAGACTATTCTAGCAAAGTCTCAATATGATGCACAAGCAGAAATCGCTTCAATGAAGGAAGAGTTTACTCAACTGAGAAAGTCTCTAACTGACGAGAAGAATTCAATCGTTAAGGCTCAAGAAGAGTCTGTAATAAAACTCCCAAATATGGATGAATTGGCCGAGATGAATTGGTCTGATATCCACAAAATGGTAGGGGGCATTTAAGATGACAGGATATATTAACACAATCGCAGATTTAGAAGCAGAAACATACGGAATTAGCCATACAGGTGCATTTGGTAATCAATTGCTTAAGGCACAGGGAACATTGTCTGGTATTCACACAGCCCACGATGGAGCACAAGGAGCACCTTCTGGTATTAATGCTAACCTTTACAATCAACTATATGGACAAAAAGTTTGGTCTATGCTAAACCGAGAATGTAATGCTCTTTCAGTAATTGCTAAGAGACCATACACTTCTAGTGGTTGGAGAGTTCTAAGTAACCGTCCTGCTGGTGGCTCTGGTAATTCTTTGGATATTACTGCTGCTTCTAACGCTACACTTGATGCTTCTCAATTAGGAGAAGATTCACTAAGAGCAGACTTTATTGGTGGAGTTCCAGAAAATGCTTCATTAGATACTGTTAATGATGGATTGATGCCACTTGCACCAACTTACACAACACTACATACAAGCCCTAAAATCGTTGCTCATCAATTCGCTTTCAGTGAGTTGGCAATGGAAATGGCTCAAATTGATGATGGTATCGGTGATATTAGAGCACAATTGAGAGAAGATATGGGTAAGCATCATGCTGAGGTTCAGAACCAAATGCTTGTTATGCCTTTGGAAAACTATTCTCCAACAACCGCATATACTACTGTAACTACTGGTATGGATAGAGCATATACTTCTCTATACAAGATTATTACTTCAACCGCTGAGATAGTTGAATTGGCTGATAACTCTGGTGGAAACTTAGTTGATGCTGCTACTGATGCTAGTATTAGTCACATTTACGGTTCAAACCGTGATAGTGGTTCATTCCTTGATGCTCAAGTAAGTTTCGGTGCAGGTTATACTAGTGCAGAAGCACGTCAAATGACTCTAACTGTAATAAACAATATGATTAGAGATTTGAGAGTTGCTGGTGGTTCACCAAAGGTTATTCTAACTGGATATGATACACTACAAACTCTTTCTGACCTATTGCAAGCCCAAGAACGCTTTATGGACAGAAAGGAAATTGTCCCAACAGTAAACGGTGTTCGTGGCGTTAAGGGTGCAGAAGTAGGATTTAGAGTTTCTACCTACTACGATATACCTCTAATTCCAGTTGCTGCTATGCCTTCAACTGGGGCTAACTCTGCTTGTATTAGTGATATGTTGTTTGTCGATACAGACCACATTTGGCTATCAGTTATGAAGCCTACTCAATACTTTGAAGATGGTATCAGTAACGGAAACCCATTCGGCGTCGGTTCTCTTGGAAACAAGGCTCTTTACCGAACTATGGCGGAAATGGGCTGTTCTTACTTCAAGGGTCAAGGAAAGATTACCAACTTACTCTGAGGTGATTAGTATGGCACTAGCATATACAGTTACGCTTTTAGCAGACCATAAAGGTTTTACAAAACCAAGAGCAAATGGTGACGAATATATGGTTGACGCATTAGTTGATGTAAGTTCAATAGTAGCGGCAGGTTCAGTAATACCTGCTTCTGCTTTTGGTCTAGCATCAATTAGTGCAGCAGTCATTACAGGACACGATAATGCTAATGGGCTACAACCACAAATAGAATGTTCGGCAACAGGGGCTTATGAATCTAATTCTTCATTAGCACTGATGTTTACAAGTTTAGACGGAACAAACGCTACCCTCGCTGATGATGGTAACGGCGGTTCAGTCCGAATGAGAGTTTATGGAATACTTTGAGGTGATTTAATTGGCAACAATTAAATTGACTAAGCAAGCAAGGTCAATGAAAGTAAGTCTTCAGGGACTTGTTCTAACAAGAGGACAAGTCCTTGAGGATTTACCTCCTTCATTTTGCTTTAAGTATTTAGGTGATTCAAACTTAGAAATAACTTTTGTAGAATCAGATAGAGAAGAATTACGTCAATTAGACCCTTCTGGATTTAAAAGACTATCAAAATCATTAGGTTCTACTATTACTACCCATGATGAATTGTGTGCATTATTGCTACCATCTAAGCCAAAGACGAAAAAAATTATGTCTAAGGCTAAGAAATCAGCATTAAAAGAATAATCACCAACAGAGTTAAGAGGGTGAAGCCTCGTAGTGCAATTGAACGGAGAGTATAGGTATGGCAAGTTGTAGAAGTAGTGGTTTGATAACAAATGAAACCAAAGTAGTCGTTACAGGAAATTCAAAACTTGTATCGGTGCGTGGTGCTAATGATACTGGTGGCGCATTAGAAGCAACTATTTATGATAATACTGCTGCTTCTGGAAAAATAGTCGCAAGACTAAGAGTCCCAGCAGGAACAAGTTTAGAGTTTGATATGCATGGGGTAATTTGCACTAATGGAATTTGTGCAATTGTTCCTAATCACTTAGACGTTACCGTTGAATTTGCTTGAGGCTGATAAATATGCCAGCACTAAGCCAAGATACTAGACTAGTTATGACAATTTTATTTGTCGGTGTAATGAGCGGAACTAATGTATTTGTTTATGCACAGTTTGGTCTTACCTTTCCTTATGGGTCTTTAGCACATTCAGTTTTATTCGGGCTAGGAACCATTGGTTCTATTATGGTCATGAAAGCCCTATTTGATTTGGCTCTTAATGATAAAATAGAAATGTGGCTCCTCGATAGAAAAATTACAGCCTATTGGGAACGAAAAGCCATAGATGAACAACAAAGACAAAAGATGCGAGAAAGTGCTAAACAACATAATACTTCTTTTAATAATTACCAACCTGTTCAGTCAGAAGAAGAGAATACCATAGGAAATGAATTTTTAGCAGCACTTCAATGAGGTGGGTTAAGTGGTATTGGGCGATATAATGGGATTTAGCGATTCTGATTATGCTTACAATTCACAAAGGGCTCATTCTGCTGATATGTTTTTTGTTAAAATGAGAATGTGGTTTTGGGGTTCTTGTGCTGTATTATCAGCATTACTTATAGGAAATATTATGGGTGTTTTTGACATTAATATTATGGGATGGGTAATAGATAAATTCTGGGATAGTTGGGGACATTGATATGTCCGTTATGACAGGATTTGCTATTTTATTAGGTGAAGCCGTAATTGGTTTTTATAGAAAAGTTCATGCTATCAATTTTGGAGTTTATGGTTCTACTATGGTGGGTAAAACTACTTTGAGTCAGCAACTAAAAACAAGGGGCGAAGTGGCTCAAATTAATGAAAGGACTGTAGGAAGACATAGGGCTTCTAGGAAAGGTATTAAAATAGATGGTGATTCACATACTATTCGTAGTGCTGATATTGGAGGAGAGGCAATTTATTGGAAAGAATGGGTTAAGGATATGCAACTTCGCAAAGTTAAATATATTATTTTTATGATAGACCATAGGCACTTAGATTCGCCTTCAAATTTAGACCACCAATTAGCATGGAAATTTATAGTAGATACAGTAGTTTCTTCCACATGGCCTTCTAATAAAAAAAAAAGAGATTCGGACTATCCAATAGCAATAGCAATATGGGCTAATAAATATGATATATGGGGAGAAAAATATCCTTTGATAGAGGGGCAGCCTATTGATAAACATGAGATTTTTGAACCATTTAAATACGGAATGAGACAATTAAATGAAAAAGGAATTCCTTGTTTTAAATATATAGTATCGGCAAAGTCAGACCCAGAAATGGTGTATAAAGGAATCACTACAATGATAAAGGATTATTGATTAAAATGTGGAAAAAAATATTGAAAAGAGATATTGATGATATTTTAGATAATATTAAAAATTCTCCATATAATGAAGAAGATTTTATTCATAATAAATTTCCGTCAGCATCAATGACAATAGGTAATTTTGATGAAGTGAAACATGAATGGCTTAGTCCTGAAATACCTGATGAAGAAATAGAAAGCGCATTTGATGAAATAGTTGAAGAATATTATGCCACACTTACTTTAGACCAAATAAAAGATGAAGATTTTGATTTTGATGAACATTTGTTTAATATAATTAATGAATATAAAGAAAGACCCAAATTTAATAATAAATTTAGAGAAGTAAATAAAAGAGAGGAATGAAAAATGTATAATAACCAAATAATAGGACAGACCACAGGGCAGAACTTTAACCCATATTTAAAGCCCTTTCAACAGGCAAGAGCAAGTGGCACAGTTACTGAATATCAGTTTGTTGCTATTAAACCTAAAAAGAAACTAAAAGAACTTAAATCAGTATTAAAAGCAGAGAGAAAAAGTTTTTTGTTTTTAAAATTTGGTAAAAAATTTAATTTAAAAGATAGATGTGTAGTGTGTGGATTTCATCATATTTGGGAACAGGGAGACTATATGCGTCCACCTATACCTTTAGATGATGTAGTTAAAGGTAGGCCTTTAAGGGGAACATATTGTCCTAAACATGCTTCTATGTATGTTCAGTTAGAAATGCTTCAACAGCAAATATTAGCAGAGCAACATGGATTAGAATTCAAAGCATTTAAGCCAAGAATGCCTAAAATGCTTAAAGGCGGGCCAATAAGTAATTTAACTAAGAATGATGTTACTTCTTTAACTGCCGCCGGATGGTTTATACGGCCACCTGCTCTAGCCGATAATAGGACAGCCACCGATGAGGTTATTCGATTAGTTGCTGAAATAAACATAATAACTGAAAGACTGAATCTTTTAATGTTAAAGCATAATGTTAAGGCTACTAATGAATTACCAGAAGAAAAAGAAACAATTAAGGAGAAATGAGTATGGGAGTATTTGGAACAAGTAATGGGGCTTTAATGGGGGCTGTAAATGCCCAGAATGATACTACATTTAAAAATGTGAATAATCTACTTTCTTTGCAGGAAAATCATGTAGAAGAATTTTTTCAGTATCATGGTGAGCAATTTTTAACTGCTCTCGAACAAATGATGGAAGATGTTACTGAAAGAGTAATTAGTCAGATGCTCGCTAAACTTTCTTTTACTACTGATAGTTCAGGTAATCTAACTGTAAATACAGATTGTTTAAGAGAATATGAAAGAATCACTCAAGAAAATATTGAATTAGACATTCAAAAAGTATTGCATTCCGCTATTAACAGTGAAGTAATTAATCAAAGAAAGATGGCTAAACAACAATATTTAGAATCACAAGGCTTTGGTGGT